TGGCATTCCCAAGGGGATTTGAACCCCTGCTACATCCGTGAAAGGGATATGTGCTAACCGCTACACTATGGGAACAAATGGTGCGCCCGGAGGGATTCGAACCCCCAACCAATCAGTTATGAGCCGACTGCTCTGACCATTGAGCTACAAGCGCGTAAAATATTTGTGTGATACCTGTGGTCGGATTCGAACCGACACTGGAGCGATTTTAAGTCGCTTGTCTCTGCCGTTGGACTACACAGGCTATCAACCTAATCACTAGTGAGCCATAGGCACTCTAGATAGAATAAACCTATCAGCAGAACGACTGTTGTCAATACCACTATAGGATTATTCCAAAGTTTTTTCATATCTGATAATCTCTAGCTTTAGAGGCTTCTTTTATGCCTCTCAGTCTACGCTTTATCTTTCTGTTTCTTTTTATCATCTTTCTGATATCAGGAGATATTTCAAAGATGAACCATAAGAAACCTATCATTAACAACCCCATGATTACATGTGGAACTATATAGTATGCATCAGTTATCATGTCGCTTTTTTCTTTTAAATGACTCAATGACTACATCGCAGCTAATACTGTAGTCGTTGTAAGTCTCTGGGTCTTGAATATAGTATGCACCGCCACAAAGTTTAGCAATAAATAACATATTCCAATAAATCTGTTTCTGTAGAGCGTACACAACAGACTCATTACCAGACCATCCACCTGTGGCTATCTTAATCCACCCCTCTTCTTTTTTCCAGACCCCATATCCTTTTTGATATGCCTTCTCGGCAAATTTCAAGCAGTTCTTGAAGTCTTCCATAGGCCAATTTTCAATGGCCTCTAGGGTTTCATCTGAGGGGTATCCATCACAATCAAATGTAGGTTCGTTCATATTACCAGCCCTCCTCTTTCTTTCTTGGTGCTGTTACCCATACACCAACAATTGAAACTGGCAGATCATCACCGTCGTATTCTATTTTGTCACCTATTTCATACTTGTCACCTCTAGGTAAGGTCTTCCACTTTTTATCAATGAGGTCAAAAGCTTCTTTATAAGCTCCATTATAAACCAATAAATAAAGTTTCTTTTGCAAATTCTTTGGTGCTTTAAAGAATTTCCTAGTACTAAAGCCCTGGACAACTGGGTTAGGAACATCAGAATAAGAACCCCAGCAAGTATCAAAGTCTCTCCCTGTGCCAGAATAGCCATCATTCCTCTCATATGCCATATATTGTCTAAGAGTCTTTGAGATCATATATGCTTCTTCACCACCATGTCCATACTGACCAATTCCCCAAGCTGCATTAGGACTATCAAGGTCTTTGAAGTATACAGATCTGATAAGCTTCTCAATATCCTTATTGTCATTGTAATGATTATAGTTTTCATCTTTTAACATCTTAGATTGCTTATCAGAATATACTTCATCCATAGCCATACCAATCTGACCACTACGAAGTCTCATGTAACATTCCAATGCTCTATTGATTACAGGCAAATGCCTTTCATCAAAAGTGATTGTGACTTTTTTAAACTCTTTCTTTTTCTTCATGGTAGTTCAATTTCTTCTAAGTTGATTGGTGTGTAGTTTACCATCTCTGCACTCACACAGAAGTATCTAGGGTCGATTTCGAGGGTACCATCGCTAGGAAAGTATTTGTCTGATAATACTCTTCTAGCGTGAATATGTCCATGCACGTTCAACTTATGTGCTTTACCAAAGGTACCAGGGTGTACGGGTATATGACTCATCAAGATCCCGTTGTCTAGGCGATGAGTACCACGAATATCTTTGAAATATTTGTAGTACTTCTCAACACCAAAGATGTCGTGGTTACCCTTGATTAATATCTTTTTGCCGGTGAGCTTACCGAAGTTCTCTATGTCTTTTGGTCGTTGAGCCACATCACCAAGCACATAAACTTTGTCGCTAGGGTGAGTAACCACCCTGTTCCAATTATCTATTAGTGTTTGATCATGCTCCTCAACTGACGAGAACGGCCTGATAGGGTGCGTCTGACCGTCCAATGTAATAACCATATCGCTGTCTCCAAAATGAAGATCAGCTATTAGGAATGTTCTTTTCACTTTATTTTTTTGCTTATTTTTTTGATCATCATGTATACAAAATAACCGGCAAATATATGCTTGAAGTCATATGGGTAATTTGTGCTGATTAATGTGTTAGCCGCAAATATTAGCCAATATGTGTCTAGAACATTAACCACGACTTCTCCTACAAGCGCACCTGTAATTTCTCCTTTAGTTTTTTGTTGTTCCATTTTTTGTGTTGGTTAGTTCTTCAAAGTCTATGATTACTTTGTTTGCTCGTTTTAGTCTACTACAATTACAATGGTCCCCAAAACGTGAAAAACATTCAGGGCCACATTCTACTTCCTCAGCTAGTTTGTTGAATAATTCTTTCAGCCTCTCGACCTCGGCCTCTGCTTTCTCGGCTCGTTCTGTCTGCTTGGTCAAAGCAAACGCCGTTTGCAAATACTCGTTTTCTGTTTCTTCGATTTCGCGTTCCAGTTCTCTAGCAAACGCGATTGAAACGCAAAATCCTTCAAAATGTGCAACGGACTTTGCATCCGTGCGTGGTGTGTCGGTTGATTCATTCTCACGACAATCTGTCGCAAGAATTGTCGTGTGCGTTTCTGTTGTTTTCATATTATGTGTGTGAGTTAAAAAGAAGGGCCAATAAAGGCTCCTCTACTAATAGATTATACCCCCAAAAAGGCCTAAACCTCCTGGGGGGTATATATTTATTTCTAAGCTACCGGATGTAGCTGTAGATGATTTCTGAGATACCGATATCACCAACCACAAAGCAACTCTGCCTAGGGATATTGTGAAGCCCTAGAGCCTCTGAATGCTGGTCGCCTTTAACAGCTGTGCTCAACATATAGTGATCAAACTCAGCGTACTCCTTGCTCTCTAGATGGTGCTGGTCAGCTGTGATTAGCACCTTTGTTTTTACACCTATCAGAGCTTCGGGGTTAGCCAAGAACAAGTTGGCAATATAACTCTCACGAGCTTTACCACCACTAGGTAAGCGCCCTTTGTATTCCGCACTATAACCGTGCGAGATTACGAACAGAGTATTGTTAACCTTGAACAAACCATGATCAGATTGGAAGGCTTCGAAGTCAATACGCTCCTCAGTTCTGAAGTAAGCAGCCATGGCTTTGAATAGTACATAGTCACCAAAGTCATTATGGTTTCCTTTCACACTCTTTACTCTGACCTTAGGAAAGATCTCAAGCATTGCAGATATGAACTTAACCAATGAATCGAACGCTGCATTGAACTGTTCTTCTTTCAAACAATCATATGACAGTGGTGTTCCTTTGGTTGTGAAACCTTGCCCGGTGGTGTGCAGGATATCACCTAATGAAGTAACCACGCATTCTTTGAATGACTCATTACGACTGCCCGCAGCCTTGGCTATGTCTTGAGCATAGTTCTCAATGCTTTTTACTGTTTCTTCTGTGCTGTTACCCTTTCCACGGTAGGATAGATTCTTCTCTGCGTATGATCCAAAGTGCACGTCAGAAAGACCCACAATCATGCTATCAGTTCCTACCACCTTATTCTTAGAGGGTGCCGGGAGTTTGATAGGTACGTATGCCGGCGGTGTCCACTTAGATAACATAGACTCCATAGGGTTGTATGTACCCTCCATGAACTCATGCCAACGATGTGCAGCACTCTCAGTTTCTAGCCAGCTTTGCTTCTGTACTTTCTGGTGAAGCTGGAACTTCTTCTTCTCTAGTACGTCGGTGGTTAATTCATTAACGTCTTTTTCTATAAGTTGTTCATTTGTAAATGGTTCTGAGTTATGAGTGAACCCCATAATCTGCTTGAGCTCATTAAAATATGATTTAGGAATCTGGTAGTTACGACAGATCTCACCGATGGTTCCTGGGTTACCGTACCAGTTGGAGTAATTCTCTTGAATTCCTCTCATGGTGGTTCCTGGAATAACCACGTTACCGTTAGCTGCCTTTAGGTAAACAACGTATTTGTCATCTTCTTTGTTATAAACGTACTTGTTGGTAAACTTAAGGCCACCTTTCCAGTCGTCTTCATTAACTGATGTATTTAGGTCAAGGTCAATAGACTTGCTCTTAACGCCATGCTCGAATACTGGCTTAGTCCTTGAAGCCTTAAAAGACTCCACAATCTTAATGGCTTCTTTTTTACTGTAACCTACTGTTCCCGTGAGGAAAGAAACTAGCCCCTTTTTCTGGCGCTGAAGTCTCTCTAGTGTTGTGTATATGTCGTTTTTATTCATTTTTGTTTTTTCCAAACCTTCCTGGTAGTTCAACGTAATTTTTATAAGTTACTGGCTTACAAGCATTACCTTAAAAAACAGTCAGAGTTAATATTGCACGAATCCAAATATTGTACAGCGTATCGCCCTATATTCTCTTCCGGAGTAGGTTGTAATACTAGATTTGATTTACGCATGTCGAATTTATTGGCTGACTTGAAAAATACCCTATCTCGAGTTGTAGTCAAATTAAAAATTTCTCTGGCTAGATATTTTTTACAGCGATCCTGTGTGATGTACACCCTGTCGTAAATATCAACCTTGAGATGCATGTTTTGGTATCTTAGAAATACATCCTCATCCACTAGGATCTTTATTCTTCTCCGTTGCTCCTTTTTTTTAGCCCAGAGATGAAAAGTTTTGTTATTTAGCATACCTAGTTTTAATTACCTCAAGAGGCTATACACTTTCACCCCAACCTGCAAGATATTATCGAACATTACAGAAGTACAGAGTACCTACCTCGATATTGGTTCCATTAGTAGCCTCTGCAGTATTTTCTAGCTGAATATAACTACTCTGAAGCAGCTTAGAGCCTACTCCTGTGTATGCCCAAACATTACCATCAGAGGTCTGAACAATAGTTCCTTCCACAATAGACAATACCTGGATAGCTGTGAGTGCCCCTATTCCACCACTGCTCATTATATGATTTGTGCTGTATGTATCGGCCCCACTAGATATGATGTATTGCTTCTCATCTCTCAAGCCATTCTTGAGTGCATCTATGTCTAAACTTAGTTTGTTCAACTCGTAAATCATAGAATCGAATATGGCATTCATTCCCTCTGCAGTTCTTGCAATCAACTCAACAGAGCTAACCCTGTAGTATGAAGAATTTGCGTCTGGCGCACCAATAGGAAAGTCCTCTAGCTGCACCGGTGTAGCCACAGCAGCAAACACATCCTCGAATTGGTCGTTAACGAAATTTTTAGTGCGCTTCATGATGAACACCTCTTTGGGGGCATTCTCGGCAGCTAGGATATCCAGTATCATGGAATAGGATGTGATATCCGGTTTCCACTTGGTAGTTCTACGATTTAGGGTTAATTTTACCATAGCGTAATTTTAATTTGACAATGACCAATGGTAGCTTAAAGTGCCAGTGCGAACAAGAATAACATTTATGAGTGAACCAACAAATCTAAAAATAGGTGACCTAGTGGTAGGCACAAACGATCCATCAAAATCAGTATACGACTCTATGGGTAAGAGAATACGAGAGGGAGGTGGGTTAGCCGGATCAGTAGAGCAGATAGCTGAAATGCAGAAAGACATAATGAAGTCAGCAATGAACATGGGAGGCAGGGTAATGAAGCAGGCAGAGGTCAAGACAGCTAAAGGGAAAGGTCGAAAGAAGAAAGTTGAAGAGCCTCAATTCACAACTTCTAACTACCCGGTAGCTCAGGCTATTCAGCCAACATTCATACCGAACGAGATTGAATATGAGCCTGAACAGATCAAGCTTGAGACTATTATATTTGAGAATGATTTTGGAAAGATCAGAGCTAAAGTTGAAAATATCCTAGAGCATGAGCAGGCACTACTTCTGCTGTTCTCTAGCGACGATGAGGTTGCTTTCGAGCCAAAGGTAGGTGAAACACTCAAGCTATACAGGGGAAGAGTTGGTCAGGATGTATACTACCCAGGAGTCATATTTGATTGGACCGACGGAGTTAAACGAGCTATGATTCTCTTTAAAGCCAACGCACAAAATGAATAAATACGGAATGTTAACCAAGGAATCTGTTAGTGACTTTGACTCAACCAAGAAAGCTGAGTTTTATGACGAGGCAGGATATCAAGTCGCGGACAGTGATAACAAAGATAAATTGAATTCTCCAAAAAAGATTGAACAACTTCCTGAGGAGCTTGTCTAATAACCCACACAAATATGAGCGACCCTAATCAACCACAAGATTTCTTTAGTCAAGGAATGGCTAGCAAGGACCGATATTCAAATCCTTTCTACAATATTCCACTTCAATACATGCCTCTCAATATAGAGGGGCAATTACTCTGGGCAGAGCACTTCTTGTTCCGTAATGGCTTTTACAAGCAAGCACTCAACCGCATTGCTAACTACTTTATTACATCTCTAAGTATTGAGTGTGATGACCATGAAGCCAAGGAGAGATACGAGGAGGTATTTGAGCAACTACGTTGGAGGCAAATTCTAGCTGTGTCAGGTCTTAATCTCTTGGCCTATGGTAATGAGTTTCTTACCGTTAACCAAGGATTTAACAGAAATCTAGCTTGTCCTCAGTGTGGCAGGGTAGACAATATTGATAAGCTTAGTAATTTTGAGTTTAATAAAGGTAAATATAGCAAGGTATGCCTCAAGTGCGGGTTCAAGGGTGAGCATCAGGTTATTGATAAGCCTAGCACAGATGTTGATAAGATCCATGTAGTTCATTGGCCTGCCAAGGAGATTAAGATTCGTCATGAAGACACCACAGGTGAGTACGAATATTTCTGGGATATCCCACAGCAATATATCAAAAAGGTAACTACCAAGAATAACAAGTTCTATAGTAAGAAAACCCCTAAGGTTATCTATGACTGTATCTTCGACAAAAAGATGCTCTCATTCAACACCAAAAACTTCCTACATCTAAAGCTGGATAGCCCTTCTACTATTCGCACGGACGGTAAGGCTATTCCTCCAGCCATGTTCTTGTTCGAGGATTTGTTCATGCTTCAGACTCTAAAGAAGTACAATGAAGTTATTTGCTACGAGGACATCGCACCATTCAGGGTTATATCTATGAGCACAGAGGGTAACTCAGCAGCTAATCCTATTCTTCACCAGAATGGAGCTGTGTGGAGTGCTAGTGTTGACGAGATGATCTATCAGCATCGTAAAGACCCAGGAGCCTACCATAAGTTTCCATTCCCTATTAATTATCAACAACTAGGTGGCGAGGGAAAGAACCTTGCCCCTGTGGAGATGATGGAGAACTGCAGGAACAATATCTTGAATGCTCTTAACATACCTGTGGAGCTCTTTCAGATGACCCTTAAAGTGGATGCTGCGGGACCGGCTCTTCGACTGTTCGAGAACTCCTGGAGTGTTATTCCTACTAACTATAATCATACTCTTGATCACTTGGGTGACGTTATTGGTAAGATCTTATCTCTACCCAAGGCAAAGATCAGTCTTATTCCTATCACATTCTCTGATGATATTGAGCGTAAAGGAGTTATTGGTCAGCTGGTATCTGCTAATGCTATTGCTCGTTCTGAGCTTCTCAAGCTGTATAACTTTGATTATGAGGATCAGCTCCGCAAGAAGAATGATGAGGATCGCATTGCCAAAGATATCCAGAAAGAGGAGCAGGAGAAAGAGCAGGTGCAGCAGCAGGGTGAAGCTAGCCTGTTCAATCAACAGCAGGGCGGTGGCCAGGGTGGTGGAGGTGGTACACCTCAAGATGCCCTAGCTAAGGCTCAGGATATAGCACAGCAGCTATTTCCTTTAGATGGAGCACAGCGCAGATCTAAACTGCAGGAGATTAAGGCCTCAGATCAAGAACTCTACGCCAACGTAAAATCACAGTTAGAACAAATGACTTCTCAGGCCAGAAGTTCAGGGTTAAGTAGCAGCAAACAACAAACACAACAAACACAATAATATTATGCCAAAAAACAAACACTTTTGCACTGTTAGCGGAAAAGAAATACCTGAGGGTAGAGTAGATGCTTTGATTATGCTTGGAGTTCCTCCATCAAGATGGACTTGCGTAGAGCACTCCACAGAAAAACCCAAACAAGGTATATTCATGGGTGAGCATGGATCTAGTGAAATGAAGATTGTTGATAAAGTTTACGACGACTCTGTGAGGAGTGTGTTCAAATCATCCGACCGTGATGAGGTAGAAGACACTGACACAAAGGCTGTTCCACCATCCCCAGTAGAGCCAAAGCCAGGATTCTATACCGAAAAAGAAATAAACTATTACACAGACGGCGAGGAAGTAGATGGTGATGCTTCCTCAGGAGCTATTAAAAAGCTAGATAGTTGAGTTTCATGTTGCTTAATCAGCTATAAGTTTATAGAATAATCGTTATGGCTGATAGTGCATTTTTATCTAGATTACCAGTCAGAGGAGCAGTTGCCACAAGCGCTGGCTCCTCTGACGCCTTTAAAGTACC